CCAAATGGTTGGTACAATAGTGAATTTTTTTATTATCAACCAACAATAGCAGGTATATATCAAATATCATATAGTGTAAATTTTGAACCAGCAACAACAGGAACAGGACAAATTAATGTTCAAATAGCAAAAGATAATGGTACGGATGTAAATCAATTAGCAATAAACCAACATGAACTTAATTTATTAGAAAATACATCTTTAACAGGAACAGTATTTGCACAATTAGATGGTAATTTAGATAAACTATATCTAACAGCTTATTCATCAGTTGGACAAGTTGTTAATGGTGGTAACGGAACTTACCTTAATATCAAATTATTATAATGAACGAAGATACAGCGATATTAGAAGTAATGTTAGAACTGTGTGAAGAAGAAAACAACGATTTGAGAAGCGAAAATGAATACTTACTAGCATTGACTAGATATTTGGAGTATAAAAACAGGGAATTATACGAAGAATATAATAATTTATTAGACCCAACAAAACGATTAAATTAAACCAAAAATAACTACACTACAAAAAAGTGGTGTTAAACAATTAAACATAAAAAGATATGAACGCAAAAAACGTATTAAGTAGAATAGCAACAATCCTTAATTTAAGTGATGAAACACCTATTCAAGCTAAAACCGCTGATGGAACTATCTTACAATCATCTAACTTTGATGTTAATGATGATGTAATGGAAGTTGGAGCAGATGGTAAATTAACACCAGCAAAAGATGGTGAATATACAATTACATTTACAACACCTGAAGGAAAACAATCAACTCAAGTAATTGATATTGATGGTGGTAAAGTAGCTGAAATTTCTACTGAAGCTGAACAAGCACAAGAAACTGAAGGAGCACCTGAAGAAGAAAATGAAGAAGGTGAAGAAACAGAAATGGCTAAAGCAACTGTAACTGATTCTGTTAAACCAGCAGAAAAAGGTGAAGCAAAATCTTTACCAAATACAACTGATGAAGATCCGAGAAATTCAATTGGTAGTGATACAGATGATGGTAAGGACCCAATTATTACATTAGGTGATTTACATGATAGAATTTCTAAATTAGAAGCAGCATATTCTGATATGATGACTAAAATGGAAAGTGCAGCACCAACAGAAGGAGCACCTGAAGTTAGTTCTTTAATTCCATCAGGCACAAATATGAGTGCAGTTGATGAAGAAGAAGAATTACCTAAATTAGATGGAGCACCAATTGACCCATTAATTCAAGCACAAAATAAACAAAACTTTGGTAAGAAAATTGCTGATCATCAACAATCAGTATTATCAAAGATGTACAAATATTAATTAAAAACAAAATCATTTTAAAATGAACAAAAGACAAAACTTTTTACAACCAACAGCTCCTGGCGTAACATATGCCGGTGAATTCGCTGGTCAGTATATTGCAGCAGCTTTGTTATCAGCAAAAACATTAGATAACAAGTATGTAACAATACACCCAAATGTAAAATACAAAGAAGTAATCCAAAGAATTGACGTAGCAAATATCGTTAATGATGCTTCTTGTGATTTTACAACATCTGGTTCTGTAACATTATCAGAAGCAGTTTTAACTCCAAAAGAATTACAAGTTAACTTACAATTATGTAAGCAACAATTCGTAGATTCTTGGGAAGCTTTACAATTAGGTTATTCAGCATTTGACACAATCCCTAAAGATTTCAACGATTATTTGATTTCTTATGTAGGTGGTATTGTAGCTCAAGCAACTGAAATCTCTATTTGGCAAGGTAACGCAGCAACTAACGGTCAATTCGGTGGATTTATCCCTGCATTGAGTGCTTCAGTAGCAGCAGGTGATGCAGGACATGTATTATCAGCAAGAAGCAATGGTACTGGAGCAATTATCTCTGGTTCTATCACTTCAGCTAACGTATTATCAGTATTAAATGATATCGTTGAAACTATTCCTAACACAGTTTACGGAAAAGAAGATTTATTATTATATGTACCAACTAACGTAGGTAAAGCTTATCAACAAGCTTTAGCTGGTGGTGCAGTAGGTGCTAACGGTTGGAACAACCAAATGAACGTTGGTGATAAGCCTTTCAACTTCAATGGTATTGAAATCGTATTGTGTCCAGGTATGCCAAACTCAACAGTAGTTGCAGCACAAAAATCAAACTTACACTTCGGTACAGGTTTATTGAGTGATTACAATGAAGTTAGAGTATTAGATATGGCTAACATCGATGGTTCACAAAACTATCGTATCATTATGAGATACACTGGAGCAACTGTATTCGGTATCGGTTCTGATATCGTATTATACGGAGCTTACTAAAAATAACTAATTGGTCGGTGGGGAGTATCGTAGAACAGAAACCCACCAACTAATTTTAACTAACAAAACAAAAAACAAAATACTATGGCTTGTAATTTATCAGCAGGTAGACAAGAAGTTTGTAAAGAAAGTATTGGTGGTTTGCAAGGAGTTTACTTCTTAAACTATACAACATCTTCATTTACAAAAAATGCAGATGGAGAAGTAACCGCTTTACCATCTGGAAGTACTGTTTACTATTATCAATTGAAAGGTTCAAGTGCATATACTGAAACTGTAACAACAAGTAGAAATAACGGTACAACTTTCTTTTCTCAAGCATTAACGCTTAACTTAAAGAAATTAACTAACGAGATGACTACTCAATTAAAGTTGATGGCTTACGGAAGACCTCAAATCATCCTTTGGACAAACAATGGTGATGCATTATTAGTTGGAGAACAATTAGGTGCAGATTTGACTGGTGGAACAATTCAAACTGGCGGAGCATTGGGTGACCTTTATGGTTATTCTGCAACTTTTACAGGTATGGAACATTTACCAGCAGCTTTCTTAAGTGGTTCAACTGCAAGTAATCCTTTCGCTGGATTAAGTGCACAACCAACAATTGTAAGTAACTAATTCAGTTAGCACTACAAAAATATTAAATAGCTACTCACTATATTGGGTAGCTATTTTTATGTCTAAAATAAATTTGGAAATATGGATTATTTTTTGTAACTTCAAGTTAAGAAAGCTGAATTACTAAAAAGACTAAGTATAAAATAAAAATTGTATGTTAAAGTAATAGATAATACAAGATAAATTATAGCTAATGCAGACATACTATCTATCTGGTTCAAATGGATATACAATAAGAGTAAGTTCAACAAAAATAAATTCTCCTGATGATTTAACAATGTCAGTACAGGATATGTATACTTTACAAAATTCATTAATAAGTTTAAGTGGAATAAACTATAATTCTTATGAAAGTTTATTAAGTTTTACAGCAAGTATAGATACAAATTTAGTTGGAGAAGAATTTAGAGCAACTTTATATAATAGTGGTAGTGAAATATGGCATGGTAGTTGGCAGGTATTCCGTCCACAAACAGTTGATAAAGCTAATTATACAAATCAAAATGATCAATTTATCTCTAATGTATCAGAAAACAAATATATAATTTTAGATTAATATGAATAAAGAAACAAAATTTTCGGTAGTTAATTTACATTCAGCAGATATTCCATTTATACAAGAGGATACTAAAACTCGTCAAGCATATGTTCCATTTGGAGTATATGGACATGATGATTTCTTTGAAGCAGTAACTTTAGCACATAATACTTCAGCTTCAACAGCAGCAGTTATTGAAGGTTTATCAGATTTAATATTTGGTAAAGGTTTATTAAGTAAAAATGAAGCATTTAATGATACATTACAAAAAATATTACCATCAGAAGAACTTAAAAGAGTTTGTTTTGATTTAAAGTTATATGGTAATGCAGCATTTCAGGTATATTGGGATGATTCACATGATAAGATAATTAAATTTTATCACGTTCCAGCTCAATTCTTAAGAGCAGAAAAGATTGGTGTTAATCCTAAAGTAGAGAATTATTTCTATTGTACAGATTGGAATGACCAAAGAGCAATTAGAGCTAAAAAGAAAATACCTGCATTTGGAACATCAACAGAGAAATGTGAAATACTTTATATTAAAAACTATTCACCAGGTCTTTATTACTATTCTCTACCAGATTGGGTATCAGCTCTACAATTTGCATTTGTTGAAGCAGAATTAAGTAATTTACATATTAATAATATTCAGAATGGTTTCTTACCTTCAGTAATGGTAAACTTTAATAATGGTATTCCAGCTCCTGAAGAAAGACAAACAATTGAAGACCTTGTTCAACATAAATTTACAGGTACTAAAAATGCAGGTAGATTTATGATTTCATTTAATGATGGTCCTGATACTAAACCAACATTAGATGTAATTAATATTGATAACTTACATGAGAAATATCAGTATGTTGCAGAATACGCACAAGAACAAATCTTAGTAGCACATAGAGTTACTTCTCCATTACTTTTTGGTATTAGAACTCAGAAAGGAACAGGATTTAGTTCACAATCAGAAGAAATGATGACGGCATTTAGTATTTTACAATCAATGACATTAAATCCATTTCAGAATTTAATTATTAATTCAATTGATTATGCATTAACTGAAAGTGGATATGAAGATGCACAATTATACTTTGAACAATTAACTCCATTAGCTTTACTTACTCAAACAGCTAAAGATACTGGTCAATCAATAACTGAAGTTGCAGATGAAACTAATAAAGAATTAGAAAATCCAGCAACAACAGATGATAGTTCAGATGCAGCGGTAATAGATGAAAATAAACCAATTGTACCAACTAAATCAGCAAGTGGACCGGGTACAGGAACAAATATTGTAAACGCACATTCAGTTTTCTTTGAAGATGAATATGAAATATTTAAACAAAAATAATATATGGCTTACGCACTTTTTATAAACAGAAACGATATTATTAAGAACTCACCTTTGCAGGGAGCAATTGATGCAGATGCTTTATTGCCATTTGTTAAAACAGCACAAACTAAATACATTAAAAATTTATTAGGAACTGTATTATATAATTTTTTACAAGCACAAATAGAAGCAAATACAGTTGATAATTTATCCATATGGTATAAAGACCTTTTAGATGATTATATTAAGAATGCATTGATATGGTATGCTTGTGTTGAATATATTCCATTTAGTTCAATTCAATTTAAATCTAATGGTGCAGTTAAAATGAATAGTGAACAGGGTGTATCTCCATCTAAAACAGATGTAGATTATCTTTTACAAAAAGCACAAGAAAATGGTGATTATTACGCATTAAGATTACAGAACTATCTTATTGCTTATGTTACACATATTCCTCAATATTTACAATCAGTTGGTAACCAAACTCAAATCTATCCAGACCAAACGAATCAATATTTTGGTGGGATACAATTATAACCTATGAGCTATTTACAGAACAATGCCGGTGTTAATTATACTCTGTACTACAATGTATTAGATTATTTTAAAACTATTATGGTTAATCATCCTTCGATTGCGCAAGTATCACAAGGAGATTTATTTGAATTAGATGATAATCAATTTACGATTTATCCATTTGGTAATGTAAATATATTAGGTGCGACATTCAATGATAGTACAACAGAATATCAAATACAATTAATCGTTGGTGATAAGATTAAAAATAAAAATAATGAAAGTGAACCAAGAACAAATGCAATGCAAGTTCCTTTCTATGATGTAGATGATACAGTAGATATTCACGCAAACACATTAGGTATAGTTAATGATTTAGTTTCATTTACACAATATAGTTTAGAAAGTTTTGCAATTAATTCTCAAATACAAAACGAACCATTTGCAGAAAGATTTAATAATGGATTAGCAGGATGGGTTTCAACATTTGTATTAACAGTTCACAATGATAGACCAAGATGTTTATATAATTTATATCCATTTAATTATACAGGTCCTACTACTACAACTACACAAGGCCCTACAACTACAACAACATCTGGTCCAACAACAACTACAACTGCAGGTCCTACTACTACAACTACTTCTACTACTTCAACAAGTACAACAAGTACTACTACAAAGGCACCAACAACTACAACAACGTTGGCACCAACAACTACAACAACGTTGGCACCAACTACAACTACAACTAAGGCACCAACTACAACTACAACAACATCCGGTTCTATTTTATATGATTTATACATTTATGGAATTAGTGGTGGAGCAGGTTTAGTATATTCTTCATCTTATAATCAACAACCTGGTAACTTAGGATTAGGTGGAAATAATTACTTAGTTAATTTCTATAACCAAACATCATCAAGTTGTGATAGCGGTTCATTAAAAGGTGCTAAGGGTAGACAAAATGATGCATATGGTATGAAT